GTATACTATATCTAATGACTTTTATATCGGTAACACACATCCTACTGATGCTATAGTATCAAACGGTATAATAAGTCAAGTAAATATTTATAACACAGTACTTTCAGAATCAACATTAAAAAGTATAAAGAAAAAACCTTACGATAATTTTTATTTTTAAATAAAGGAATAATATTTATGCAGTCAATAAACCTTTTTAGGAATCCAAATGGAGATTTTGAGTTAATATTCCCATTAACAGATCCAACTAATGTAGACGAGAGCTTTGTAAGTGGTAAAGCATCAGAACTTGATTCAAATACTATAATTATAATCTACCATAATGCTACCGCATGGACTACTGCTTCATTTTCCAGTGGTACTCCTGTAGAAATTGGTGGTTCAACTGGTGTATATCATATTACTATTCTAAATAGTTGGTTTACAGCAAGAGATGAAGATTATCCTATCTTTATAAAAATAGAAGACGATACAGCAACAAGAACATGGAGAACTATACCAATTATAATTGAAGGTAAGATAAAAGCTGAAAAATTAGAATTAGAAGCGGGTAATGTTAACCATCCATCAATGAAAGTTATAGGACTTGAACTTGAAAGTAGTACTGGACAGGAAGCATTTAATTTACGAGATCCCAATGGTTCAGGTTGTTTAAATTTATTTGCTGATGGTAATAGTTGTATAAATATAGATCAATATGATGATAGTTATCCAGGAATTTTAATTGGTGCTGAAGGTGATGCTGTTCAAATTTCATCATGGAATAAAAAAGGAGTATATATACAAGGTTTTGATGGTTCAGCAGTAAAATTAGAAGGATACGGGACTGAACCAGCTTTGCATATAACAGCAGAGGATAATCAAGATGCAACTAAAATTAAAGCAATTGGAACAGGTAAAGCTGTAAATATAGAAAATAATGATACAACTAATCCATCAATATATATTACTAATGCTGGTAATGGTAATGCTATAACTACTGAAGCTCAAGGAACTGGTAATGCAAGTGAATATAAATCTACTACTGGTTATGATATTAAAGCTAAAGAACTTACTAATATTTTAAGAAAAACTGATGATATAGATGGAACTACAGTAGAAACTTTACTTTCAATATTAAAAGCTTTCCATATAGGAAGATATAAAAAAGATACACCATCTACAGGACAATTAACAGTTTATAAAAATGACAATACTACACCTTTAGCAATTGTAACACTTACTGATACCGAAAGAACAAGAGATTTACCAGTATAAAAAGGATAAATAATAATGACAATACCATATAATAGATTATCCAAAACTACAACTAAAGGAATGATAAAAGATATTGATAATCCTTTAGATCCTTATATTATTTTCTCTCTTGGATGGTTTGAAGGTATACCTTTACAGGATGATACAATTACAGATCATTCTGAAAGAGCAAAAGCATTATTAATAGAACAATTTGAAGAATCAGAGAAATTAAAAGCTCTTGTAGGTGTGTATGTAGATCAAATACAAGATATAGAATTTACCATATCTGATATAATCAGCTCAAGAAACATAGAAAAAGCTACAGGAAATAGTCTTAACATAATAGGAGAAAGAGTAGGAGAATCAAGATCTTTTAGATCCGATACTGATTACAGAACAGCTATAAAATTTAAAATATATCTTAATACATCAAACGGAGAACCAGAAACAGTAATTGAAGCATTAAAAACATTTGCTCAAGCAAATATAATACATTATACAGAACCAGCTCCAGCAACTGTATTACTATATTATCAATCTGATATAATACCCCCATCAGGGCTTATACAAAAGATAGAACAGATTTCACCTGCTGGAGTAAAAATAATGATAGGATATATAAGTAATCTTGATAATGGATTTTCTTTTGATGGAGAAGGTGGTTATCCTCCTTATTCTAATACTGGAGGTTTTGGGGAAAAAAATAATAGTGGTGGTGGTCAATTTATGGAATTATTATCATAGGAGGTAATTATGGCAAAACCTGGAACAAAATTTCAATGGGCAACTAATTTAGTAGTAGACCCGTTAACAGGTGAAAATAATAGAGATGCTCCAGGAACTACTGAACAACAAAATGGTTTTGTTCCTGCTTTTGTTTACCCGTTAAGGCAATGGGTTAACTGGTTATTTTATATAGTTGGTTTATGGTTAGATTGGTTAGATACAGAATTAGAACCGCAGGTAAATACTAATGTAAGTAATATAGCTACCAACACAAGTAATATAGCTACCAACACAAGTAATATAGCTACTAATGTAAGTAATATAGCTACCAACACAAGTAATATAGCTACTAATGTAAGTAATATAGCTACCAACACAAGTAATATAGCTACCAAATCTACTAAAGATAGCGGAACTATGTATTGTAAAATTACTACATCATATTTAACTGTCCAGATTACTTGGATCACAACTTGGCAAAAAAATGAAAATGTAGTTACAATTACTTTACCTCAACAAATAGGAGTCTCTAATAGTTCAAGTTTAAGAATAGATTATAATGGGACACAATGGCCTTCTGAAATTATACCACCATCAGCAAGACATGTACCTTTTGCTATTGCTTCAAATGGTAATTATCATCTTGGAACTATAATAGTTCCAAGTAGTACAGCAGGACAATTTGTCTTTTGGTGTCCAGATTCAAGCGGTAATTTAGGAGCAAATAATTTTAATGTTGCTGGTAATAAAGGAATTTTAATATGTTCATTTACATATAATGTATAAGATAAATCCTCCCCAGTCTTTTGACTGCCTCCAGAGAACAGGGAATTTTAAAAATTTATTTCCCTGTTCTTTTTTTTTTGCAATAAAAACGCAATACATACACATAGTATATAGATATATTAAATTTTATTAATTTAATAAAAATAATTTCACTACTATCTAAATTCATCATTTTCTTATCTAAGTTATTAATATTACTATTATTATATTATTATTTGTAAAGTTAAAACTATTAATTATGTATATACTATGTGTACGTAATGCAAAAGTATTGCGTTTTTATATTGAAATTATTTATAAATTGTGTTATAATATATAATAACGATAACTATAAGGATTTAAAATAAGGAGTAAATCATGGTACAATTAACAGTAAACGGAATAAATACTGCAAAATTTAATTCAAAATTTGAAGCTGAAATAGTAGCAATAATATTCTTAAAATTAGATCCTTGTAGTATTGTAAAAGTTGATGATAAACAAGGTATTGTAGGATACAATAGAAATAATGTTATCTTTATATAAGGAGTTTTTACTATGGATAGACCAAAATCATTTAAAATTTATATGAAAGAAATAGAAAATAATAAACCTTTATCCAGAGATGAAGAATTAAAAATTATAAAAAAGATTAAAAAAGGTAATAGGAAAGCATTAAATACACTTATAAAAGCAAATTTAAGATTTGTAGTAAATGTAGCTTATAAATATAAAGGTCATGGTGTACCTGTATTGGATCTTATTAATGAAGGTAATATAGGATTGATAGAAGCTGCAAATTCATTTAAAGATAAAAATATTAAATTTATCTCTTATGCTGTATGGAATATAAGAAAATATATGATACAATGTATTGCAAAACAATCACACGTAGTTAAATTATCACCTCATTTTCCATTATTCGAAAAAAATATAAAAATTTTTATAAATAATTTTGAACAAAAACATCAAAGATATCCAAGTATAAAAGAAATTTCAGATAATTTAAAGATAAAAGAAAAGCGTATCGTTAACACTATAAAAATAGGTAGAAATGATGTATCTTTTGATAAATCAATTTCGGAAGATAATAATAATAATACATTAATGGATATATTTACAAATCAAAATAAAGAATTAATAGAAAATAATATATATATAAATTTATATAAAGAAGAATTAATAGAATTTTTAAATATTCTTCCAGAAAAAAAGAGATTAGTAATAATTATGTATTATGGCTTAGAAGATAATAAAAGTATGTATTACGAAGATATAGCAAATATTTTAAATATTACCCCAGAGAGAGCAAGACAGCGAAAAAACGAAGCTATTAAAGATTTAAGAGCAGAATATAATAAAAGAGAATTGAATGGGAATAGTATGGTAATAGAATTAAGATCAAAATATCTTAAAGAAAGGTCACGTATAGAAAAATTGTTAGGTAAAAATATTTAATTTTTTATATATGTAAATAATTGTATTTTATAATGGTGATAATAATTATTAATTAAAAAATAAAAATTTTTAACATTAATCAAATTTTTTGGTTATATTGTTTAGAGTAACTATTAATTTAAAACAGGACTAATTTCTTTATACTGGATTCCTCTTTAAATTTCTAAATATACAATAACCTGCTAAATCTTCTAATTATCCAGTATAAAGAAATATTTTTTATTATGAAACAAAAAATTAAAATAAAAAATTTATCTTCATTGTTATCAATACATCAAAGAAAAGTGTATTATTGGCAAACCAATATAATACATGTAGGTATTTTTCTTGATATGAGATTAGGTAAAACGAGACTCGTTATAATGTGTATAATGTTATATAAAAATTGTTTCCCTTGTCTTATCTTTACCCCTTATTCTGCAATCGCTGGATGGAAGGAAGATTTTAAAATATGTGGTATTAAAAAATATATACATATAAAAGGTACAAAAAAGAAGAGATTGGAATTATTAAATTATGGTATTAATAATAATATTAAATTTTTCATAACACATAAAGAATGTCATTTATCAATCGGAGAAGATCTTTCTACCATTAGCTGGGGATCTGTAATTTTAGATGAAAGTACTTGTATAAAAAATTATGGTACACATATATCTAATTATTTTACACAAAATTTTAGAAGTGTAAAAAGAAGATTTATACTTACTGGTACACCTATGCCAGAAAATGAACTTGATATTTATCAACAAATTCTATTTTTAGATCCTATGATATTTAACGATGTTACAAATTTTTATCATTTTAGAAATAAATATTTTAAACAAACAATTGATGGATGGAAACCTACTACTGAATCAAAAGAAATAATTGCAAATAAATTATCTAAATGCTGCTATGTGATGAGCACTAAGGATGCTGGTTTGTTTACTGAAAAAGTATATGAACGTAAAACTTTAAAATTAAAAACTACCACTATGAAAGCTTATAGGAATTTTGTCAAGAATTTTGTTCTTAAATTTGATGGTGAAATATATAAAGTAACTGATTGGGTATTAGCACAATTTACAAGTTTACGTCAATTATGTGGTGGATTCTTGAAAGATCCTGAAACTGGAATATATAAATTTATTGATAATTCTAAAGCTAACTTAATTATTGAATTATTACAAGTTGAATTATTAAATAACAAGGTATTAATATGGTGTGATTTTATTCATGAGGTAGATATGTTATCAAATTTACTAAATAAGAATAATATATCTAATTTAAAAATATATGGTACAGGAATCAAAAAACATGTAAGAGATTTAAGGGTAAAAAAATTTCAAGATAGTGAAGTAGATGTTTTAATAGGTAATCCATCTTGTTTTGAGGAGGGTACTACATTAAATAATGCAGATACTACAATCTTTTATTCTTCTCCATTAGGGGGGAAAAAAAGATCTCAAACTGAGAAAAGGATGAGCAATCCTTTCAAGAGAGAAGTAGATTTGATAATAGATTTAATAGCTGAAGAAACCATAGAAGAGAGAATAATAAAATCACATATAAGGAAAGAAAAAAGACAAACTTCAATGATTAATCTGATAAAATTTTTACAATATCAATATAAAATGGAGCTTAAAAATGATTGAAAAATTAATTGAACTTATTAATCAAGGTCATATTAATTGTAGTAATGTTTATTGTAATTATATAAAGATAAAATGTTGTAATTGTCCCCTTGATCGTAGAAACTATGGAAAATTATTAAAAGAACTTAAAAAATTACAGGAGCCTAAAAAAAAATGATAAGAACTGAGATTAAAATTAAAACAAAATTACCTACTAAAGAAACTATAAGACAAGCAGTATATAAACTCAAAGGTAGGTATTCTATTAATAATAATGGAATACCTTTTGTACAGAAAACCTTTAAAAGTATAGAGTATGGTATATTTTATATATTAATAGATAATATTTACATTATAACTAATAATATTTATAATAAAAGATTATTGTACCAAGAAAGATATGAATTTGAAAATTTTGATGATGTATTAAAATTCTTTAATATGGATAACTAAAATGCTTCCTTATAATGAATTATTTATAGATTCTGGTGTGAATTCAGGTTATGCATTTTTCACCAGAGACAGGAAAATCCCTATAAATGGTACTATATATGTTAATAAAAAACTTAGGAAAACTTTAGAAAATTATATAAAGTTTATGGGTATAGAATTTACAAATATTTTAAAAAATTTTAACCCTGTTTGTATTACAATAGAACATCCTGAATTTTGGAATGATTCAGAAAAAAGTAAAACCTCTGTAGAATCTGGAAGTTTATTACATAATGCAGCTAATGCTTATTCATATGCAGGAATATGTCAAGCATTAGGGTATAATTTTACTCTTGTTTATGCTCGTCAATGGAAAGGTCAACTGAGTAAAGAAGCTACTGAATATAGAGTAAAAGAAATCTTAGGGAGAACATTTAAGAATGATCATATTATTGATGCAATAGGGATAGGTTTATCAAAGGATAAAGATATATGGCAATTAAGAAAATCCATATAAAAGAAAAAATAACAGGAGATAAACAGTCTTCTTGGAGAATACCAAAAGATAAGAAAAGAAAATGCCCTAAATGTGATTCAAGTTTAATTACTGATGGAACTAAAGTATGGTGTTCATATAATGACTGTTTTTATATAACTTTATTTAGTGAGAATAAACATTTAACTACGTTTGATTGTTGAAAAAAGGGTTAATATTAAAATGATTAATAAAATAAAAGATCCTAAAATTATAATAAATAATATAAAAAAATGTAATAAATGTTCCCTATCTTTAGTGAGAAAGAGAAACTGTTTTCCAGTGGTAGGGAGGGGATCAATCCCAGCAAATATATTATTTATCGGTGAAGCTCCTGGAATAAGTGAAGAAATGATAGGAGAACCATTTGTAGGTCAATCTGGTAAATTATTGGATAAAATGTTAGAATCTACTATCGGTGATAATATTACTTATTTTATTACTAATTGCGTAATGTGTAGACCTACTAATACTAAAAGCGGTGATAATAGAAAACCTAATCCATATGAAGTAATAAAATGTTCATCAAATCTTATGAGCGTTTATAGATTAGTAAAACCAAAAATAGTTATATTTGTAGGCAGAACATCAGAAGAACACTATAAAAAAGAATTTAAGAATTCCATATTTTTATATCATCCAGCTTATCTACTTAGAGGAGGAGGTAATAAACATCCAGCATATCTTACAGAATTAAGTAAATTAAATAAACTTTCACATAAATTCAAAGGTGTAAAATAATGAATAAAATAAAAATAAAGAAAACAAAAGCAAAGAAAATAAAAATTAAAAGAGTAAAAGATTTAGGTATACCTGATGATTATTCCCTACAAAAGATAGGTATCACTCAATCATTGATAAGTTGTTATGTAGGCTGTCCCAGGATGTTTTTATTGTGTTTGAATAGATATTATAATATAGATAGTAATAAAAAATTCTCATTTGGAAATATTGTACATTTTTGTTTTGATAATATATATAGTAATGGATTAAAGGAGAAGGTGATTAAAGTATTATCAAGATATAAAAAAGAAAATAACGAGAAAATACGGGGTATTGATGAATCAGATCTTCAGTATGATATTAATGTTGCTCAAATAGTGATTGAAGAATATATAAAAAGATATCCAGAGGATTTTAAAAGTAAAATATTTACAGATGTAGAAAAGGAAGGATCTGTAATGTTAGATAAATTTAAATTAAATTATAAAATTGATGGTAAATTTACTAACAAGAAAAAAACTGAAAAATGGTTAAAGGAGCATAAAACCAAAGGAAGAATAACAGAAGAAAGTTTGATGCAGGTATTAACTTTTGATTTTCAGAATTTAATATATACTATCTGTGAAGAATTAAGCTGTAATGAAGAATTAACAGGAGTATTATATAATATAGTTAGGAATCCACAAATCAAACCAAAGAAAAAAGAACTAATTGAAAATTTTTACAAGAGATTGAGAAAAGACATAAAAGATAGACCAGAATTTTATTTCATTCGATTTGAGATACCATATACAAAAAAATCAAAAAATGAAGCTACTGAGGAAGTTATATCTATCTTAAAAGAAATAGATTATAAAATTAATGAATGTAGAAAAACAGGGAAAAATCACATGTTCTATAAGAATAGTAATAATTGTACTGGTTTATATACATGTAACTTTTTAGAAGCTTGCTCAAGTGGTGTATTAACAAATTATGAACAAAAAGAGAAATTATTTTCAGAATTAAAAACTATTAATTATTGAGGTTAATATATGACAGTTGTTAAAAAATTAAAAAAATCAAAGCATTCAGCAGTAAAGAAGAAATCTCCTGTAATTCGTAGCAGGAAAAAAATATCTACTGATATTTATACTCCTTCAGGATCTTTAAGTGATTACGCAATATTAATTTATGGTAGAGAAGGGATAGGAAAAACTACTTTATTAAGTCAATTCATGAAAGTTTATTTTCTAATGTTTGAAAATAATAAATCTTTTAAAGTAAGAATGGATTTAGTTTCAAACTGGGATGATTTTCTTGACTTTCAGTATGATTTAATTAATAGTGAGTATGATTTTAAAGGTATCTCTATTGATGGTGTTAAAGCTGCTTATGAACAGTCAATGTTATATAGTTGTAAAAAATATGGTATAGATCATCCTGGAGCTATGAATGATAGAGGCGATTCTTGGAATAAAGTAAAAAAAGAATTTATCAATCCTATGAGGGAGCTGTCAAACAGTAAATACGGGTTTTTAGCTTCCTGTCATGCTACTGAAAAAGAAATAATTAGAGTAGATGGATTTAAATATAATATGATTGCTCCAGATTTGAGCAAACAAGCTTATGAATTCTTTGTAGGAGAAATTGATAATGTATTTTATTACTTCTATGAAGATAATCAAAGATGGTTACAGATAACTGGAGATGAACACATAGTAGCAAAAAATAGAATGGATGAGAATTTTATTACTACAAACGGAGAAAAGATTTTTAAAATCCCAATGGGTAATAATAAGAAAGAATCCTTTAAAAATCTTATGAAAGCATTTAATAATGAACAAGAGAAACCATATTTACCAGAGATAAAATCTCATGTTGTAAAGAAGAAAAAGAAAAATAAAGAAAGAAGGTAAACATGAATTATTTATTAAAAAGAGTTTATTATTTTTCAGCAGCTCACAGAATATATAAAGTTAATGATATTATTGATTCTATACATGGACATAACTTTAAAGTAACTTGTAATTTTAAGAATGTAGATCCAGGTAATAACATAAAATATCATACTATATCTATTAATCATGAATATTTAGATCAATTAATTAATAAAATAATTAAAGATAAATATGATCATTGTTTATTGTTAGGTAGGAATGATCCTTTAATTAAGATATTAAAAAAAGATAAAATAACAATAATTTGTAAAAATCCTACACTTGAATTGATTTGCCAGACATTATATTTTAAAATAGCATCATTAAAAGAATTAACTAATAAAAAGATAGTATTAGAGAGTATTTCTTTATCAGATATACCTGGATCTGAAGTAAGTATTCATGAATCAAAATATAGAAAATATCAGGAAGAGAGGTAAATAAAAATGAATGAAGATTTTGAAATTCAAGTTGAAAAAATTGATGAAGCTGGATATTACCCAGCAATGACAGGATTATCTTTTAATAAAGATAAAATAGCTAATGATATGCCAAAAGTTGCTGAAAAGTTATGTAGTTGTGATTATGGACATAATAAGTTCATGGAACAGATAATTACTTGGTGGGTAATACGTGCTCCCAGATATTGGTGGCAGGAAGCAGATACTTACAGACTATCAAGTAAATCATCTCAAAGCACTATGCATACTATTTTAAATAATGAATTAACTATAAATAATTTTGAATGTAATGATATATTTAGTCATGAATTACTTAAATTAAATGCTGTAATAAAAAATAAAGATCTTGTATATTTAAAAAGACATTTACCAGAAGGTTTTATGCAAAAAAGAATGTGGATGCTTTCTTATAAAACTTTAAGAAATATTATCCAACAAAGAAAAACACATAAATTACCACACTGGAGATGTTTTATTGATAATATTATTAACCAAGTAGATCATCCAGAATATCTACAATAATTTAATTTTTTTACAATTAACAAAGGAGTGCATTAATGGCACAGAGTAAATTTAAAAAACGTCTTTCCGCTATGAAAGAATCCTGGAAAGAATCAAAGACACAATATGAATATCTTTTTGGAGATTCAAAGGTAGAGACTGGTAATTATTTTGTAAGACTACAAAAGTCAGAATTGACAGAAACTAAATCATCAAAAAAATTAGTAATAAAACGTGTATTCATCATTACAAAGGGTAGATTACAAGGTGTACCTATTTATGATATGATACATATTGAAACACCTAATGGACCTACTTATCTTAGAAAATGGATCAATGACATGGGTTTTGAATCTCCTCCAGATGATAACCCAGAATTGATCGAAGAGATTGTAGACGCTATTTCAGAAGAAGGGGCGGAACTGGAAGTATATGTAAAAAGAGATGGTGATTTTACAAATGTATCAATATTAAGCTTATTAGAAGATGATGATCCAGAGAATTCCGAAGAAGAAGAAGAAGAGGAGGAGGAAGAGAAAGAAGAAGAAGAAGAAGAAGAAGAAGAAGAAGAGGAGGAGGAGGAAGAAGAAGAAGAAGAAGAGGAAGAAGAAGAAGAGGATGAGCTTACAAAAAAATTAAGATCCTTTTGTGAAGTAAATATGAGTGATGAAGGTTATAATGATGATTGGGATCATGATATGATGGTAGAGCTTGTAAGTGGGTTCAAATTTCCTGAAGATGAATTAACAGAAGAAGAAAAAAATATGCTTATAGGTCTTAATATGCAATATTGTATTAAAACCAAAGCTAAAGCTAAAGCTAAATCTAAAGCTAAAGCAAAAAAAGAAACAGAAACAGAAACAGAAACAGATAAATCTAAAAAGAAAGGTAAAACAAAAAAGAATAAATCTTCAGAAGTAAAGAAAACTATTAAGAAGAAGATAAAAAAGAAATAAGATAAAAATAAAGATATAATTAAATAACTAAACCGATTGATATAATTATCAATCGGTTTTTAATAAAAAAAAATATGAAAAAAATAAAAACAAACTATAGATTATCATCATTTGATTATGAAACTACTGGTTTTAGTCCTTATGATGGTTCAGAGATATTTTCATATTGTATAGGATGGCCGATATTTAACAATAATGGTGATCTTATAGATTGTAAAGTAGATGTTAGGAGGATAGATAATTCCAATAAAAATACTAATATAGAGAATTTTGAGTATTTAAAAAATTATTGGTATAATACACAAATAGTAAAGATAATACATAATGTAAAATTTGAAATACATTTTACAAAAGCAGCAAAAATAGAGATACCTAAAGATACAATAATACATGATACAATGATAATGTCACAACTATTGAGAAATCTTAATCCAAGTCATGCTTTAGATCGTTTATGTGAAGAATTGTGTAGTTATTCAAGAGATCTTGACAAAAAAGTAAAATTAGCTGGTAAAGCATTAGGCAATTATCAAAAAATAGATAAAAATTTAATGTATGATTATCAAGTAGCTGATGGTGAAAGACCATTATTATTATATTTTACTTTTATAGAACAACTTAAAAAAGATAAAGCTTTATATAAAGATTATCTTAATGAAATAGAAGTAATAAAAGCTACCCAGCTTGAAGAGGAAAGAGGTATACTTCTACATTCAAATAATATAAAAAAATTAACAAAATGGTTAAATGAAGAACTTAATAAGATACCTAAAGATGTTTATAATCTTATAGGAGAATGGGTAAATTTAAATAGTCCTGATCAGTTAACAAGGTTACTTTATAGAAAATTAGGTTTTGATATATTAAAATTTACTGATAGTACTTTTCCTAAACCATCTACCGATAAAGATACAATTTTCGACTTAATGAATAAATACAAAAATCATGAAAAAGCTGATATATTTAATTTAATTTTAAAACAAAGATCATATACAAAATCGTTAGCATCTATAGAAAGCTACTTAAAACTTTCAGATAATAATTTAGTGCTGCATCCTAACCTTAATACTAACCTTGCAAAAACTGGAAGAAAATCATCATCAAAACCTAATCTACAAAATGTAAGTAAAGAATCAGGATTGAAAAATCTTTTTCCAGTTCCTCTGAGGGAATGTTTTAGACCGAGAAAAGGATATGTAATTATTCCTGTAGATTATAGTGGTATAGAAATGAGATTAATTGTAGAACATTCAAAAGAACCAGAATTAATTACAATGTTAAAGAAAAATCCTGATGCAGATCTTCATCACTTGACATTAGAATGTTTTCTGATGAATGATAAATTTATAAATAAAAATGATAAAATTTACAAAAGCGGAATAATAAATGCTAAAAATTTAAAAGAAACAGATAGAAAAAAATACAAAATCCATAGAGGAGCTTATAAAAATACAGGTTTTGGAATAGCTTATGGAGGAGGGAAAGAAAGAATATCAATTACATTAATGAAATCTATAGAAGAAATAGATATAGGTTTCGACAACTATTGTAAAAGGTTTCAATGTATAGCAAATTTTACCCATACTCAGATGGAACAGGTAAGAAAACATGGGTATATAGTAACAAGTTTTGGACGTAAATTATATGTACCAAGAGATAAAGCATATATAGGATCAAATTATCTTATCCAGGGAACAGCAGCAGGAATCCATAAACGTGGACAAGTAAAAGTTCAAAAATTATTATCCTCAAGAAAAATGTATAAAGATATTCATATAATTTTAGATGTACATGATGAATTAATGTTAGAATATCCGAGAAAATTATTAAAATATAAGGATGAGATATTACCGGAAATAAATAGAGTAATGATAGATATGAAAGAAATAGAAGTACCTTTAAGGACTGAATTTTCTATATGTACTACTTCATGGAATGATAAGGTAGATCTTGAGGTATTAGGTATATGATACATAAAGAGAAAATTAAAAGAAAGAAACCTATAAATAAGGAGAAGATTAAAAGAAAGAAAAGATCTGACTTTACGAGAAAGAAAATATTCAAAGATAGATTAAAGGAAGCTATAGATAATTCCGGTTATGATTTAAATTATATACTTAAAAGTGGTAAATATAAGAACTGTGCCATCAAATTTGTAATAGATAATGATATATTATACATGGAAAATATTTTAAAAAATACAAGTTTTTGTTTAAATAAAAGAACTTTTAATTATTATTTTACAAAATTGAAGGATCATAAAAATAAAGAAGAGGAAAGAGGTAGAAGATGGGGAGAATCGTTTTTTAACGATGAATGGAAAGAATGGGAATCATTTTTCAGAGGTAATCATACATATAATAATTACTACAGTAACAGTAGTAATTATAGATACGATAATAGAGATAAATATAATAATAGTAAATATAAACCATCTAATTATATATCAGAAGTAAAGAAACATGGCGCGGTTTTAGGGTTAAACGGTAAAGTAAAAAAATCAGAAATAAAAACATACTATAAACAAGCAGCTTTAAAATATCATCCTGATAAAAATAATAATTCTCCTGAAAGTTTAGAGATGATGAAAAAAGTAAATAATGCTTATGATTATTTCAAAAGGTTTTATCAACTTGATTAATAAAGAAAAAATTTCTGATATCACAAAAAAACTTATAAAGACTATGAGAAACGATTTAAATCATCATTGTCCAGAGGTGAGGATAAAAACATATTCAATAGATGAGTGGAATAAATTAATGAATAAATATACTCTCTTTAAAGTAGAAAAAACAAAAATAAAAGTAAAAAGGTTAAATAAATGAAAAGATCAGATAGGATTAAGATCATAAATAAAATTAGAGAAGTAATAGGTCTACCAAAACCTAAAAAAATTGAAGGATATTTCTCAAGGGTAGAGCTTTTAGAGATATTAGCTTACCTTGAGTTAAAATATAATATTGGAGATCAAAAGAATGAAAAAAAGAACAACACTTGAACTTTCTAAAAATCCATCATGTAAAGCATATGTTCAACATGGTTTTATTCCGAAAGATGAGAATAATTCTCAGATATTTGGGATATGTCCTTTTTGTGGTAGAGAAGATAACCCATTTTATGTTAATAAAACAACTAAACAATGGGACTGTAAAAGCTGTGGTAAAAGAGGAGGATTTAAAATATTTTTAAAAGATATGGTAGATTTATGTAAAGATAATTTTAAAGGTAAAATAGCTATAGACTTATCAAAGAAAAGGAATATAAAAATAAGTACTTTAAAAATTTTCAATACTGGTTATAATTATATAACTGGTAATTATTGTTTTCCATTATATTATGCTGATGGTCAATTAATAGATATCAGAATATATGATGGAAAGAAAATGAAATCTACTGCTGGATGTAGTTTATGTCTAATTGGTTTAATAAAATCTTTACCGGATAATATATACATTTGTGAAGGTGAATTTGATACAATGATTATGCAAGAAATAATCTGGAATCTAAATATAAATGGTATTGCTTTAGGTATCACTGGAGCAAATGTTTTTAAAGGGGATTGGCAATTATATTTTAAAAGAAAAGATGTAACAGTAATTTTAGATAATGATAAAGCTGGTAAAGAAGGATCTATAAGGATTTTTAATATTATTGCTAAAGTAGTAAATAATATAAAATTTGTAAGATGGAATGATAATAAGAAAAAGGGTTATGATTTAGGAGATCTGTTTAAAGATTTCAAGAAAAAATATGATAAAACATATAATTATATACTTAAAATATTACATAAATACCCAAAAGGTGTTGATAGTGAAGAAGATTTAGAAAATAATAAATATGATGATACTGGAGAGTATGAAAAGATAACACCAATAGAACATAAATTTACATATGATGGAGAAGGTATAAAATCTGAAGAGGTATACAAAATGTATAAAAAATATCTTCATCTTCCAACTACTGATATAATAGATTTTCTTTATGGTTCTATAATAGCTAATAGATTAAACGGGATTCCAGTGTGGTCTTTTATAGTTGCTCCTTCTGGTTTCATTAAAACAACATTTATTAAAAGTATTTCAGGATCACAAGACATACATGAAGAGGATAATATGTCAAGTGCTGGTTTAGTTAGTGGATTTACAGGAGGTAATAAGAAAGGTGAACATGATACAACAATTGATAATTCACTTCTTCCAGAGTTGAACGGTATGACATTGGCAATACAGGACTTAACAAGTTTACTTACAGATAGACCTGAGAATAAAGCTAAAACTTTTGGAATATTGAGAAGTTGTTTCGATGGTTCATATAAACATAGATTTGGTAATATAAAAAGAGTTTATGAAAGTAAATTTGGGTTAATAGCTGGGGTAACTCCTGATGGTCTTAATATTTTTAATGATGATAAAGCTTTAGGGGAAAGGTTTATCTCTTTTGAGATGAAACTACCAAAAGAAGTAAAAGATGAAGTAACTTTTATCATGAGAGCTATGGATAACGCTACACATGAGAATACAATCAAGGAAGCTCTTAATAAGATAGGTACTGACTGCCTTAATTATGATTTTATTGGTAATATAAAGGATGTATCAATCTCTGAAAAGATTAATAAAAGAATAGCTTATTTATCATTATTCATATCTATAATGAGAGGAAAAGTTGAATATGATAAATATACAAAAGAGATTTTTAGAAAAGCTCAAAGAGAAATTGCTACAAGATTATCAAAACAACTTGTAAAATTATTAAAAGGTATATGTTTATTTAGAAGAAAAAGTAAAGCTACTATAGAGGAATATAAAATATTAAAAAAGGTTGCTATTAGTTCTATACCAGAAGAAAGACATGATCTCGTATACGCTTGTTATAAAAATAGTACTGATGGTAAATATACTCCCAGAGTAATGACTACACTTAGCGGTATAAGATTAAGTTCTACTGTGTGTGCTATTAATGCAAGAAAATTGTCTATGTTAGATGTGTTTATTTCTCATAAAAATAAATATGAGGATTATGGGGAATTTTCATTTAATAGTGATTTTGTAAATATTATAAAAGAATGTAAAATTTATTAACAATTATCAGGAGTAAATTATGATAAAATTAATCAAGAGAGAAAACCCAAAGAAACCTTTTCCGAAGTTGATGAAACATATTAATGAAAATATGTATGTGTGGTTTGAGGAAGAATCTACAGGTTTTGTAGATTATATTGAGTTTATAAGTCATGGTAAGGATGTACTTAAAAATATTAATATTAATACCATAAAAAGAGGTTTTATGTCTCAATCATGGGATATGAAAGATTTTGAAGATACTGATAATATAATAGACAATGTTTTACAAAAGAGAAGATTAAAAAAGAAAAGAAAACCTTTCCCTAAATTGAAAAAACATAATGATGAATCGCTCAATATCTATGCGTGGTTTGATAATGCAAGGAAGTGTGTTTTAGTATATAATGCACATAATAATAATAGTACAATAACTAAAAACTTAGATATATATAATGTTTATGATTTTAAAGATACTGATGATGAGTTAATTTTCAATTTTCAAGGTAGAGATGAAAACGAAGCTATTAAAGCTTTAAGAACTGATAATAATTCTATTGATAATTGTCTTGACATTTATGATGATGAAGGAGAAGATTAAAAAAATGATTAGGAAAATAAAAAAAGTAAAAAATAGTAAGGATTATAAATATATCCCTGAAGGTGATCTAAGGAAAATTTGTATTCCTGTTTCAAACATCATTCCTCTGAAAAACAATCCAAGACATAATGATAAAACAGTTACGGAACTTGTAAAGGTTATCAAGGATATAGGATTCAGGAGACCTATAATCCTTAATGAACATTATGAAATAAAAGCCGGTAATACTGCATATAAAGCAGCATTAAAATTGAAAATGCCATTTATTCCAGCAGTGAGAACCAGTTTTGATAATAAATCTGATGAATGGAAATGTGTTTTAAGTGATAATAAAATAGGTGAAAAATCAGAATGGGATCTTGAAGTATTGAAAAAACTCATAGATTCTGGTAAAATCCTTCCAGAGATGCGAAATACAGGTTTTACGGAAAAAGAGCTTCTAAGTATCCAGGAACTTAAAGAAAAGTCTTCCTGTGGTCTCTCTGGAGCTTCTAATGTGAATTCTAAGAATAGGATGTTGGGTAAATTGCTGAATAATCTTACTAAACATGAATTTGATATGGATGATAAAGATTTTAGTTATCAAGATTTTAATCCCGAAAATGAAATTATATCGGCTTATAAAGTTGAAGAAGGTGATGAAAAAATGGTAGTTTTTTATCAAAAAACTAAGAAAAAATCAACAAAAAAAGTTAAAAAATCTAAGAAAAAGGTTAAAAAGTAGGATTTTTTCAATGAAAATTATCAATAAAAAGCGCAATAAAAATGCATTACGTACACATAGTATGTATATATAATAGTAACTAATTAATAGTTTTAACTTTACAAATAATAATATAATAATAGTAATATTAATAACTTAGATAAGAAAATGATGAATTTAGATAGTAGTGAAAATAATAGAAAAACATTGAAAATAAGCTATTTTTGTAGTAAAATATATAAGAAAACTATGAAAATTATACTGTTTTTCTATAAAATTATACTCTTTTTTCATAAGATTTTAATTATTATTTATCACAATAAAAAGTATATGTGTATATTATGTGTATATAGTGCGTTTTTATTGCGTTTTTAAGGAGTTTGTTTTGAAGTATTTTATTCATGCCGGGAATTCGGTAGTAGGTATTAAATATAACAACAAAAATGGTGTAATGAGTATAGGATCATATAACAGATTCGAGACTGTTATATTTACCATACTTCATCATATTTGTGGTTATGAAAATATAAATAAATATAGAAAACAACCTCAAAGAAATAAAGTAAGATATGATATAAAAGTATCTTTAAATAAATACTGTAAAATAGTTGAAAAACTAAGAGAAAGTTATGTTTTACAGGAAACAAAAACTTTACATAGAGTAATGAGATAGGAGTTATTTATTTATGATTTTAACAGGACATGAAATTAAAGATAGGATAGGTACTGATATAGTTATAAGACCATTTAATGTACATCAATTAAACCCGAATAGTTATGATTTAAAACTTCATGATAAGTTAATGGTTTATACTAAAGCTTGTCTTGATTTTAAAAAAGATGATTCAACTAAAATTATTATAATACCTGAAAATGGTTTAAAATTATATCCTGGTAGATTATATCTTGCACGTACTGCTGAATGGACTGAAACTTATAAATTAGTACCATCAATTCAAGGTAAATCTTCTGTAGGTAGAAAAGGAGTATCTATTCATGTTACCGCTGGTTTTGGTGACATTGGTTTTAAAGGATACTGGACTTTAGAAATATTTTGTATACATCCGGTTATAATCTACCCATACATGAAAATATGTCAAATTAAATATCAAACTATTTTAGGGGATTATGGTGAAGGGTATCAAGGTAAATATCAAGATCAAAATTCAATTCAATCAAGTAAATCATATCAAGATTTTTAAGGATTAAATAATATTATGAAAGCAATATGTCCTAATTGTGGTACTCACTCTTTCCAACATTGGAATTATGGGTTTACTCATAAATGTCATGTTTGCGGGACAGTTTATAATACAAAAGATTCTACCTGTTAAATAAAATGTATTAAAATTAACTTTTAGTAAGGAGATCTAAATGATTATAAGTAGATATAATTTAATGGCTCATAAAATGTCGAGACAAGATAGAGGTATCCCTATGTTGGATAATGTACATTTTGAAAAGGATGGTACTTCTATTGCAACTAATGGTCTCGCTGTTATTGTTGTAAGTCCTGTTACTGATAAAATGAAAGAACATGTAATAATACAAGATAAAGATACTATTAAATCTGATATTACTATAAGTGCTGAAAGTGTTAAGGAAGCTCTTAAAAGTTTACCAAGAGATACGAAGTATGCTGGAGTGCTTGAACATTGTGTTATTGAAAAGAAAACTAAAGATAAAACTGTAATAAAATTCTCTGACGGTAAACGCAGTAAATCACTCGAAGCAAAAGTATATAATAATGAATATGCTGACTATCGAAGTTTTATTAAAAATTCGTATAAGAATAATAAAACTAATATAAAAACAGCTTTCAATTTATCAAGATTATTATCTGTATTATCTACCATAAATGAAATATGTCCTGATACTTCATATAGTACCCCTGTTTTTATAGAATTTAATGAAGATGGTAATTTAATTTTTAGATGTACTAATATGAAGAACAGTCAGCAGGTGATAGGATTAGTGAGAGCTTATGATGGGTTAGAGGGTAAAATTCCAGATTTAACAGAATGGGAAAAAAGAATCTTACATTGTCCTGAATCTTCTAAACCTAAACCTAAAATTAAAAAAATAAGAAAAACAAAAATTAAAGATAAAGATGATATAATTATATTTAGGAAATCAAAAAAAGGAGAAATCAAGAAAAAGAAATTTATTAGAAAAATGAAAAATAGATTTAACAGAAAGTTAAGAACTAATGGAAAAGAAAAAAAAGAGTAGGAGCTATACTTCATCTATTAAGAAAAATAATAAGAATAAAATAAAACTATTAATTGATGAAATAGAACAAAAGAATAATACTATTGAACAACTTAAAAAAACAATTAAAAATTATGAAGAACAACTTAAAATTAATGCAAAGGAGTTAGAAAATGATTAAAGTTTATTTTGCCATATATCTTGTTTTAATAGATAAAGGAAATGTTCTACTATCTAAAAGAAAGAATACAGGTTATCAAGATGGTAACTTTGGTTTAGTTGCTGGACATGTAGAGGAAGGGGAAACAGCTTTTGATTGTATAATTCGTGAATCATTTGAAGAAGCTAATATTAATATTAATGAGCATTCTCTTAGAGTGGTTAAAATATTACATAGAATAGCTAAAGATAGGACATACATAGATGTTTTTATAACAGCAAACGAGTATACAGGTATCATAATAAATAAAGAACCTGATAGATGTGATGGTTTAATATGGTGTCCTGTGAATTCACTACCTAAAAACTTAGTACCGGAGGTTAAATTTGTACTTTGTGATGTAGATGATGGTAAATTTTATAATACTTTTAAATGTGAAGGAGTTAAATAATGGACTTGTACAATTCATTTAACAAATGGGAAGCAAAAGGGAAAAAAGTAATGATGGAGAAAAAAGTATTTTGTGAATGTTCATCAGATACTAAAGCAGCTTTCATAGCTGAAAGATTAAATATTGCTGCTAAATCTGAAGCTGTTATTTTTAATATCTCTAAATGTGGAGCAGTTAATAATGAATCTAAATATATTGATATCTCTAAATGTAGAGTATGGGTTAAAGAGATAAAGGATATATTTGATAAACATATCAATTCCAAGGATTAATTCTTTCTCCAGGGTGAAAAAATAATATATTTAGAGGGGTTATTTACTTATGGCATTAAAAACAAGTGAAATGAATACTGATTTAAAAAAGTATCGTGATGGATGGGATAAAATCTTTAAGAGAAAAGAAGAAGAAAAACCAGTTCTTAAGATATTTTGTAATAGATGTAAATATCTAAAAATAAATGAAAAAGAACAGACTCTTATTTATTATAAAACTAAAATTATTGTATTTCATTATTGTTTAAAATATAATGAAATTTTATATCATGATAATTACCACCCTAAGATTATAAAATGTTCTAAATGTAGAAAAGAGGTGAAAAATGAAAACAGTATATAAAGCTAATGATGGAACTGAATTTACTGATAAGAAGAAATGTATTAATTATGAGAGTATAGTAAAAGAAAAGAAAACTTTTTATAATGTCTTTAAAAATAAGGTAGAGGATTTAGATAAATTTATCGAAAAAAATTTTAAATCTTCTTATCGTTTTGTAGATGATATAAGTGATTTTTTCTATCATGCTGATGATTTAGAAAATTATAAAGAATATTGTAAATTACTACGTGAATTTATTGATATATATGAAAACTATATGAACGTTAAAAATAAAAAGGTGGGAAAATGAAAAGTAAAAACAGTAAGGCAGATTTCAGTAAGACTTCTAAAGAGGAGTTATTCAGGTTAATTAATAAAGCTAATGATTTAGTTAGTAGATGGACTGAAGCGGTTATAATGATGGGAGCTGAATTATTTATAATTTATCCTCAACATGAGATTTTTAAAGACAATTATTTTGCGAAAAATACCCTTATATATATACTAAGGAGAGCGAGAAAATTATTAGAAGTGTGTTTAATTAAACGTGTTATAATTGAATATAAAGATGGAAGTGTAATGGAACATACTCCAGATAAAATTGAAAAGCTCAGTAGATCATTAGAAGAAAAATAACAAAATCTTGTAACTTTTTATTATATTTAATATTATGAAGGTCTTTTATATTAAAAAATGTGAGGTTTAAATGAGACGTGGTAGACCTAATATAAAGGTTACAAGAAAACAACTTGATAAAGCTTATAGACTTTACAGGAAAGGAAAACTTTACAAGGAGATAATTAAAAAACTTGACATTTCACAATCGTTTTGGCAAAGAAATAAGAATATATTCGATGATTACTTTCGTCAGCAAATTGAAAAAGAAGAGAAAGAACACTCTTTTAAAAGGGGTAGGGGACAACCTAAAGGTAACAGAAAGTTTACTTTAGAGAAGAGAAAACAACTACTTGAATGTCTTGAACATGATATTTCTCTCAGTGATGCTGCAAGAATTGTAGGGGTACATAAAGATACTGTATATAATTGGTGTAAAGAATATCCCTCATTTAAAAGAGAAATAGATACGGCAAGAGATATAGGGATCAAAGGAATCAAAAAAGCTCTTTCAAAGTCTGCTAAGGGAGGTTTTATAATGGAAGTAGTCACGAAAGAGTTTATTGATTCCAAAGGTAAGGTACTTGCTAAAGAGAGAACAAAGAAAAGAAAGTTTATCCCAGCTAATGTAAATGCACAAACTTTTATACTCGTAAATAGAGCTGGATGGTCAAAAGATTCAGAGTCTAAAGGTTCAGATAATAAGGGTGATATCTTGAAAGCTTTAGAGAATGCCACTGATATTTCAGAAGATAAATTAAAGGAATTTGACAAATGAAAAATAAAAGGGAATATACAAATATCAATTTAATTGATATTAAAAGCAGTGTTGAATTAATTATAAATAAAGTTAGAAAAGAATTAAAAGAAAATAAAATAAGCATAGAGTTCAGAGAAGATGAAATGATTATACATATTTATAAATCGTTTGTGTGGTTTCATGAAGCTATCTCTTATAAAGAAATTGATAATAATAATATATCTTCAAAACTTATATTAGATTCTGCTATTAATAGATTGAAACAACTACTTAAAGAGTAGAGGAGTTTTACAAATGATAAATAAAGAAAAAGCAAAAATAAAATTAATAATTGCAGGTAGTAGAGATTTTCATGATTATTCTTTACTTAAGAAAGAAGTAACTATATTCACTAAAGAATATAATAATAAAGATATTATTATTGTCTCAGGAAAAGCTACAGGAGCTGATGAATTAGGAGAAATCTACGCATTTAGACATTCCATTGATTTAAAAACATTTCCTGCTAATTGGAAAAAATATGGTAAATCTGCTGGATTTATTAGAAATAATAGTATGGCTATTTTTGCTACTCATTGTATTTGTTTTTGGGATGGTAAATCTAATGGTACTAAAGATATGATAGAAAGATGTAAAAAACATAACTTAAAATATAAGGTAATCAGGTATGAATAAAAAATTTAATCCAGGTGATTCAGTGGTAGTTGTGACTGAAAGTGGAAACTTTGTAGGTATTGTTTCAATTAAGCAATTAGAGAATCCTGAACCTGATTTCGTAACAGTAGATATAGAAATGAATGATGATAGAGATAGATCTACCATATTAGTACATATTAGCTATGTGTTTGATGCTTGTATAAAATGTTATGGTAAAGGTAATCTTGATTTAGGAAGCGATATTTTTATACCATGTGATTGTTGTGATGGTTCCGGTATTGAAAATAATAGTTGACTTTCTCATTATTTTAGATTAAAATATAAAAGTACCTTTCTGTGTGGTTAGGGTGGGATCAGGGAGTATAGCCGTTAAATAAAATTTACTCCCTGATCTTTTATAAAAACTTATCATGAGTATATCAAAAATGAAAAAGAAATCAACTGAACTAACAGAAAAAGAAAAACAGAATTTAATAGATTATTGTTATGGTAGATATTGTAGTGTATGTGCATATGAAGAACAATGTATTGAAATACGATATTCTTTAATTAATTCAATAAAAAGAAATGAACTATTTGAAATAAATCTTCTTCCAGAGCATATTGAATATAATATCAATAGAGATTCTGTTATATCAACTTTATTATGAAAGGATTATTTAGGGTGATTACAGATAATTTGAATCCAGATATTAATTTATGTGATTCATGTAAAAGACAACCTGAAATACCAAAATGCTTACCAGATGATTATTATGGTATTACTTTTGGTAGTGATATTGAAGGAGCAAAACCAAATAATGATAACGTGGTAGAATGTATAAACTATGAACCATAACCTGTAATTGTGTACGTATATTTGTTATAATGGAGGTTTATTTATATGTAGAGAGCTTTTATTTTGTGTGATGTAATACCAAATATGGGGTAATGAATAAAGATTAGGAGATTGTACACGTACTGCAATCATTGACTTTCAGGTAGTCACCTAATCTTTTTTATTTTTATATAGACATTTTTTCATTTTGGGGGTACAATTTAATTATCAGGAAACATCAACCAAGGAGAAAAGGTATGAAAAAATCAGAAACAACACAGTTAGAAGAAACTCTCGAGAAAGCAGTAGAGACTTTCCGTAATTCAGCAGATTATTTTGAAAAAGAAAAAGCGTTAGACACTATAAATGAGATTAGTGTTGAGCTTGATGCTTTAGGTGTAGAATTAAAATATCAGAACATATTTGATGTTTACGGTTACTAATAAGTATAACAAGGAGTACACGATGAGTAAAAAAGAACTATTTGAAAAACTACTAAACGAGTACAAAGAATACGCTATAGAACTCGAAGGATTGGCTCAACTTGATGATCCACGTGTTAAAAATGGATATCGCGCTTTAAAAAGCCAAGTTGACATAATCATTGCTGAGTTGGAAACCAAGATAAGTTGTACTGATGAGGCTTAAATAGCCGAAACCTTCTCAATATTTCTGAGAAGGTCTACAACATCAACCAGGAGAATAAAATGAGTTTTAAAACAAAAACAATAAAAGACTTGAAAAGTAAAAAAGGAACATTTATTAGTAAAGGTAGTGATATTTTAGCTACATATGATCAAAATAAAAGAGCTGTTATGATTGAAGAATCTGATAAAATTATCTATATCCCAGCATCAAAAGCATATAATTATTTAAATGGTTTTAAAAAGGAACCTTCTATAACAACTATGGAAAAATGGGCAAATGATGGTATTGCAAAAACAATAATTGGTACAAAGATTGAACCTGATGGGTATGATAATAAAGGTATGCCATCTTGGTTTATAGTGGTAGGTATTATTTAGTATAAATAAATAATTATTATATTGACATTTTCAGAAAATAGCAGTACAATTAAATTAACATAAAAACAATTTAAAATATTCTATAAAAGGGATGGGGATGGAAAAGCAAACTTTAAAAGAAAATGAGTTGTTTGATATTTTAGTCTCACAAGGATTCTGCCCGTACAAAAACAAGCAATTTATAAAAAAATATGCAGGACTGCTTATTGATGATCTTAGTGATGAATGGGAAGAAATAGAGAGATTGCATCCAGACGAAAGAGCAATCTGTAACCTACCTATATCATTAGAAGGGTATAAAGGTAATGTGTATGTTAGATATGGTAAAGGCTATGTGTTACCGGATGGTGTATCTTTTGATCAAATAACAAAAAAGTTTATTGTCTGTGAAACGATAAATTAAACCTTAAATACAAACAATAATCCCCTACTTTCTAAAGGAGTATATTATGGGATCAATACCAGCAGCTTGTGAAGCATGTATGAATAGATATATAGGTTTTCATAGTACTTCACCTATTAATTGTGCTTTATATGGTGGGATAAGGAACGCTTCATGTCCTAAAAAGTTATTCATCAATTCAATGGAAGATGATGATATTAAAAAATCAAGTAAGTTAACACATATAGATGAAAGAACTAATTATACAGGTAGATATAAATTACAGCCTATAAAGTTTATAATGGGAATAGGTAATAGAAGAGATCCTGAAACACACATTAAAAAGTATATCCCTTTTATGGGAGGTAGACCTAAAAGAGATCAGGTAATCAATAATGATGATGTATTGAATCTTACAATAACATTGAATACGGCAAAGAATTTTAAAAAATTAATAGAAACAATTTAACATTTAAAAAGAAGGTAACAATGATAACAACAACAACAACATTTAATATTACTCCTGTAAAGAAAGAAAATAGTAAAGAGATTCATATTGTTGATAGGGACCACATTTTAAAGATTTCCTTCTCCAGTGATTGCGGTTTATTTCGTGTATTGGATTCTAATAACTGTAATATCCCGTTCTATAAAGATACTAATCAGTTATTTGAACAATTAATCGGATATTATAAAAATAAGGCATGGAGTGTATACAGTAAAATTAAAGCTTTTCTATTAGAGGATTAAAAAAAAAATAGCTTTATAACTTATTGTAAATATGTATTTTGTAAACATATAATAATTTTCTTGTACACATTCTCCTAAAATAGTGGTATAATTAATATAAGGTTAAACACTAAACAGGGAGATAAAAATGGAAAACACAATAACAGTAAAAGCAAATATAACGAATGAAATGAGTAAATTAAACGATTACTTTGATTATTGCATCAGTGAAAAGTTTGACAATGTTCCTCTTGAAATAGCAAAAAACAATGAAAAGGTTTTAGAAGAAAGTAGAGTAACACTTGAATCATTACTAAAAGGTCAATATTAATCTTAACCTTAACCTGGAGATTGATAAAATGGAAGAAGGAAAGAAATTAAAATTTTTGAATAAGATACAAACTGAAACTGCATTAGCTTTATATAGATCAAAACCTAATTTAAATACATGTTTATCCCTAAAAGCTTATAATATTGAGGTAGATGTATGGATAGATAATTGTCAAGCTATTGCTAATATTCTTAATGCTGATTTTGATAAATTTATGGATCTTTGCAGTAAAGGTGGTAAATAATGAAAATAAGTGAATATTTTAAAGAACTTGATGAAAACAACAAAAGAATGAGACAACTACTTGAAGATTCACAAAAAGCTATAGAAAAAACAAAAAAATTAATAGAAGAAAGTCAACCTAAAACAAAGGAATAACTCATGCCAGAAACTACACTATTTAAAAAAGTAGAATGTTATGAAGATTCAAATGGTAATCTTCATAAAGTCGAAAACAAGAATGAATATATAAAAGCTGAAATAGTTAATTCTATTGCCGATAGTTTTGCAGATGACCACTCTATTGAAATTGATTTTGAATCTTGTAAAATTATAGCTCAAGCAGTAATGGAAAATAAGTCAAAAATAATACAATTACTTCAGAATCAGAATTCAGAAAAAAAATAATAGTTGATTTTTATCATTTTTTAGGTTAAAATATATAATGAACGTTTAATTAATTTCCTGTATTATTCGGGTATGAGAAAGAGTAGGAGGAGTATTAAATACTGATTTTGAAGCTAAATGCTAAAGAATCTATTTTTTAAACTCCTCCTACTTACTTTATAAGGGTGAATATTATGAAAACAAAGCTTATTTATTTATTAATATTGATTATTAACGTATTTAAGCTTTACAGGATAAGATCTATAAGATATCTTGTGTATAACTTAAATTATTATATGATTGGTAAGAAAGGTAAATATAAGAATGAAAAAAGACTATAACAAACTTTTAAATACATATGAATATGAAGATACTATTCCAGAATTAACAATGAGAATAGCGTTTATTATCCTCATTCATATTCATATTTGGTTTTTATTGGGAGGTAATTAATAAATGGATAAACAAAGGATTTTAGAAGCTTCTACATATCAGAATTATGTAAATAATGAAACTGGGATAGGTTTTGTAATAAGAACCAAAGATGATTATTGTGAATGTTTTTATAATAAATCATATTCGAGTATTACTATTATCATTAAAGGTTCCGATTCACCTAAAGATTTTTTTGGTAAAAGAGGAAACCTTCATTATTTCGATTATAATGATGATGGTATACATGATGGTTTTCAGAATAGTTATGATAAGTTAGAGGAAAAAATATTTGAATTTATTAGTAGAATTTTTAATAATATACGTAGTAAAATCTGTAGTGTTAAATCGTTTAACGTAATTGGGTATTCAAGGGGAGCAGCAATAGGAACAATTTTATTAAAGTCTCTTGCGGAATGTTTCTGGAAAAGTTTTACATATAACGGTATTCTATTTGGTTCTCCTCCAGTGGGGGATATTGACTTTAAAGATAGATATTGTGAATATGGTAATATTAATCTTCTAAGGATAGTGAATGGTTATGATCTTGTAGCTACTTCCAGGTTATATAAAATGGTAGATCTTGTACATGTTGGAAGAGAATTAGTATTACCAAAAAAGTTTTGGCATAGATTACCACATTTAAGAATCAAAGATCATATGTTTCATAGATATATTGAATCAATCCACAAACTTTAAATTTTTATGTTGACAATTAAGTAAAAATTTTATAAAATAGTATAAAGAGGTTATTAATGAATGATGTTATTTTAAAACAAAAAATGGTTATAGTTGCAGAAACATATATACAGAAACCTAATGATCCTTATTTTAAGAGATTCTCTCCTGAAGCTCTGGAAGGAATCAAAAGACTCGCTGCATCATTGAAAAAAGCAAGAGAAGAAGGTAAAATAAAATAGGAAAGGTTATTATGATTATAGACTTATTAAGGTATAAAAATCGAATGAATGGTACTTTAGGGATGCTCATGATAAATGGTCAATTTTCTGTTTATAGTTTAGAAAATGGAATTTATCAAAGAAGAATTCCTACAGGAATATATCAAATTACTCTTAGAACATGGGGAGGATTCCATAATAGATATAAGAAAAAATTTGATTTTCATAAAGGAATGCTTTGGATTAGAAATGTCCCGAATTTTAAGTATATATTAATTCATACAGGTAATAAAATTAAAGATACTGGAGGATGCATACTTACTGGTATGGTGTCCGATTCTGATGCTTACTATTTAACCGATAGTACAATAGCATATAAAAAGTTTTATAAAACAGTGATTCAAGCATTCAATAAGAAAGAGTTAGTTTATATTAACGTTCAAAATATAGAAAGGCAGGAATAAGATGGACAAAACATTAAAAGTATGGATAATTGCAATTACAACTTTATTTGCATTCTTATTGGCTGAGATGTTAAGAGCTGAACCTATAATTTCATCAGAAGATTATAAGAAAGATTATAGCAACGATTACTCATATTCTACAGATTCTACTATTCTATATGTTCGATATACTACTATTGATTTTTTAGGTAATGAGACAATAAAAGATATATTTTGTAAGAAATTCATGAAAGTTGGTAATGTTTTTAAGTATACTATGATTGATGGTTCAAAAGGTTTCGTTTCTCCTGGTGATTTTAGCTACAGATTAAAAATCAATGAAATCAGATATGACAAGATCAGAGAAAGCAAATTTATAGAGAAAATTAAACAAAATTAGTCTCTTAGATCTTCTTATGTGTGGTAGCTCCTTAAGGTTTATATAACTTAAGGAGCTTTTTTATATTATATTATATTATATGAGATTATCTGATAAGCAAATATGGTCAATACTTCGTTCAACTGCAAGGATAAACATTTGGCATGGTTCAGTAAGAGCCTCTAAAACATATGCTACCCTCATAAAATTCATTAAATTAGTACCATTAGCAAGTAAAGATGGTGAGATATTTCTGATTGGTAAGACTCTTGATGCACTCAAGAGAAATATAATTACCCCATTAGAATCAATGTTAGGGTCAGATTTTATTCACAAACCTGGAAAACGTGAATGTCATTTATGGGGTAGGGTAATTCATACTATTGGAGCAGTAGATAACAGATCAGAAGGAAAGATAAGAGGAGCTACTGTATCACTTGCATATGGTGATGAAATTACTTTATGGCCTGAAAACTTCTTTAGAATGTTAGATACTCGACTTTCTTTGATAAATTCAATATTTATAGGTAGCACTAACCCAGACAATCCAAATCATTTTCTAAGGAAAGATTATATAGATAGGAAAGGTGAAATTGATCTTATTGATTTTCATTTTGTTTTAGATGATAATATTTTTATCCCTAAATCAGTTAGAGAAAATCTAAAAAAGAATTTTACTGGATTATGGTATAAAAGATTTATACTTGGTATGTGGTGTGTAGCTGAGGGAGCTATATATGATTTCTTTACTGAAGAGGAATGCACACTTATAAGACCACCTAAAGCTGATTATTATGATATTGGTGTAGATTATGGTACAGGCAATCCAACAGCTTTTATATTGACAGGTAATAGTTTTAAACTAATAAAACCTTTTATTTGGGCAGAAAAAGAATATTATTACGACTCTAAAAAACAACAAAGACAGAAAACAGATTCTGAGTACTCAAGAGATTTAATTAATTTTGTCTCCAGTGTAAGCAGTACATTTGATCCCATTATAGAATCAAAATATGGGATGAATAAGCTACTCACTATAAGAAGTAACCGTAAAAAAGATGTTCCACTGCATGATATCTTTATAGATCCAAGTGCAGCAAGTTTTAAAATACAATTGAAACGTGACGGTATATCTAATATAAAAGATGCTGATAATTCAGTAATAGACGGAATCAGAACTAAATCAACAATGCTTAAAAATGGTGATTATGCTATCTGTAAATGCTGTAAAAATTATATTAATGAAATGTATAGTTATACATGGGATAGTAAAGCACAAGATAGAGGAGAAGATAAACCTAAAAAAGAGAATGATCATTGCCAAGATGGGGGAAGATATATAGTACAAACTAAATTTGGTAAAAATCAAATTAATTATAAAAACTTTTCAAAATGGTAGGATAAAATGAGTAAAAACTTAAACAAATTATCAAAACCTGAATTATTAAATGAATTAAGTAAAGTAATGAGTAAAGTCGATGGATGGTCAAATCTATTTACAGGTTTAAATAGGCAAAACTCCGATAAAAGAACTGGAGGTTTGTTTGTAAAAGATACACGTTTACAAAGGAATGAATTAACAAATTTATATGTATACGATGGTATGAGTAAAAGAGTTATTGATGTTAAAATTGAAGATATGTTAAGAAATAAATATGTAGTCACTAATGATACAGATGATTTATTGATTAAAGCAGCAAAAGACTTAAAATTCCTTAAACAATTAAAGGAGGCTATAACTTGGCAGGATGTTTATGGTGGATCATTAATAATTATGGGTATTAATGATGGTCAAGAATTTGAAGATCCTCTTAATGAGAATAATATAAAAAATATAGATTTTCTAAAGGTGTATGATAGACACCAAATAAGTATAGATTCAAGCAGGTTATATGAAGATCCAAAGGAAAAAAAATATGGTGAACCAGAAATATATAGTATAAGTCCTGATGGTGGAGGAGAACCTTTTGACGTACACGAAACAAGAGTATTAAGATTTGATGGAGCTATATTACCTGATTGTCAAAGAATAGAAAACGAATACTGGGGAGATTCAGTATATCAATCTTATTATCAAAGATTAAAAGGTATAGGGAATACCTATATCAATATTGAAACAATTATAGAAGAATTTATAATAGGAGTTTTACATATAGAGAATTTACCAAATTTACTACAATCTGGACAAGGTATTGATGTTTTAAATCGTTTAAGCTATATAGATATGTCTAAACATATCATAAATTCTATATTACTTGATAAAGAAGAAATATTTGAAAGAATATCAGCTACAGTATCGGGTATTGATGAATTAATAACAAAATTAGAGAGTAGTTTATCTGCTGTTACAGGTATACCAGTAACAAGATTATATGGTCAATCTCCTAAAGGTCTTAATGCATCAGGTCAAGAAAATGCACAAATAAAACAATATTATGATATGATTGAAGCAAAGAATGAGGATGATATATTAGACCAAATAGAAAGATTTAATTATCTACTCATGATATCAAAAGAAGGTCCAACAAAAGGAGTATATTATGATGATTGGAAAGTAGAATTTCCTCCTTTGTATACTCCTACTGAAAAAGAAACAGCAGAAACTAAAAAACTTAATGCAGAAACTTCTAAGATAGAAATAGAATCAGGGATCTTATTCCCTGGAGAAGTATCCAATTGTCGTTATGGTGGAATTGAATATAGTAATGATATAAAAATATCAGATTCCCATATTAAAATGATTGAATCAGAAGAGAAAGCAATAACTGAAGCTGCTAAAAATGGAGTATTCTCTATCCAGAGTGAAGAAGATAAAAATCAAGAAAAAGAAAAAGAAAAAGAAAAAGAAGAAAAAGGTACGAATAATAAAGAAAAGGGTGAATAATGAAAAGGTTTATGAATAATACATCTATTTTAAATTCTCATCAAATAAAGAAAAGGATATCTAATAAAAAAATTCCCGCATGGAGATACCCTAACCAGATAGAACGTGATTATTTAGTTAATCTTATGTTATTAGTAAAGCAATGGAAAAATAAAATGATTAATTATATTTTTCCTTATATTGATGAGCTTAATAATGAATCATCTATTCAAAGACCTGTTGAAGCTAATAAAGTAAAATCTGATTCTATAAGATTTGATGATTGGGCAGATAAATTAAACAATATAATAAAAGCTTATAGTCTCCAAGTTAATCTTAATGAAGTAAAAGCTACCCAACAATTAAATTTTACAGCTCATGAGGTTTCTAATTTCAACGTTAATCAGTGGTTCAAAGTAACAAATAGTATTCTTGGTGTACCACTTATTCAAACTGAACCATATTTTGAAACTACTGTTAAAAGCTTTACAAATGAAAATATATCTTTAATAACTAATCTTAAGGATACTACTGTACAACAAATAGACACCACTATAAATAGAGGTATAAAGCAAGGTCTCAGGAATGAAACAATAAAAAAGAAATTATTAAATGGTACAGATTTAGAGAAAGGAGTATTTAAGAAAGTAGAAACAAGAGCAGCTTTAATAGCACGTGATCAAGTTGGAAAACTTAATGGACAATTGACACAATTGAGACAAACTGGAGTAGGTATATCTCAATATACCTGGAGAGATGTAAACGATGAAAGAGTAAGGAAAAAACATAATGCTATGGATGGTAGATTATGTAAATGGAATGATTCTTCAGTTTATAGTCCTGACGGTGGGAAAACTTGGTTACAAAGAGGTAGTATAGGAGGAGTAGAATTACATCCAGGTCAAGATTATAGATGCAGATGTTATGCTGAACCAAATTTTGAAACAATCGGTTTAGATAATATATGATAAAAATGGAGGCAATAATTGAAAGATAATAACCGAAAAAAGCATATGTTAGAGATTGAAAACGCTATTTCTGATTATATAGATTCAGAATCAGAATACCATAATAAACCATTTAAAGGACAAATAATTGTAAAAATTAATTGCGTAAATGGTTATATAGCAAATACTTCTATTTATATTTCTAAAAAAGGAAATAAAAAAGTTGATTTTCCTAAAAAAATGAATTAGATTAATAAGTAACAGTATAAAGAAAAATGTTGTTTCCGGAGTTAGCTTTAAGCCCGTTATTATGAAAATATAATAACGGGCTTTTTTTTTTTTTGGAGATTAAAATGATAAAAAAATTTTATAGAAATGATTCCTCACAAACGATAACCACAGAACGTATTGACTATGTACAAAAGAAAATAGGAAGTATGAAGAGAACAGATGAAGGTTTTCTCCAGGGTAACGCAGCAATTGCTAAAACAGGTATTCTTACTTATATATTAAAAGATGGGTCTACCAGAAGAGAATTAGTAACAGAGGATACTCTTTTCTCTGAAGAAAGTATGAATTCATTAAAGTTGAAACCTGTAACTAATCAACATCCTAAAGAAAGAATGCTTAATAGTAAAACAGTTAAAAAAAGAAAAGTAGGTATGACCGGAGAAAACATTAAAAGAGATGGTGAATTTCTTACTACAAGTTTAGTAATTACAGATAGTGATGCAATAAAAGACATAGAAGGTGGAACTTCAGAACTTTCTCCAGGGTATAAAGTTAATTTACTTTTAGAAAGTGGAGAATTTAACGGTGAAAAATATGATGCAATACAATTAAATAGAAAATATAATCATCTTGCTACATGTAATTACGCAAGAGGTGGACACGACTTGAAATTAAATCTTGATGATAAATCAAGATTTGATGGTTTTGAAGTTGATATAGAATATATAAAAAATAAACAAAATAATGAACTAAATGTAAAAGGAGTTAAAGAAATGCCGAAAATTAAAATCAATAGTATTGATTATGATGCAGCTCAGGAAGTTATTAATTACATTGAATCATTAAAAAATGATTCTACTTCATTAAAAAAAGAAAATGAATCTTTACAAGCTAAACATGATAAAGTACTTGGAGAAAACGATTCATTAAAGGAGGATCATAAAAAATTAGAAGATTCTATACCTTCTCTTATTTCTAAAGGTGTAAAAGAAAAAGTAGCTATTGATGCTGCTTGTAAAAGTGTTTTATCAGAGGAAGAGATTAAAAATCTTGATGGTAAATCTAATGATGATATTAAAAAAGCTATCATTTTAAAGAAATATCCAGAATCTAAACTTGATGATAAAAGTTCAGCATACATTGAGGGGAGATTTGATTCAGTAATTGAATCTATTAATACTGATAATAGTGATGATGATAAAATCAACAAACAAAGAAAAGTTGTAAATCAGAACAAGTATAAATCTGATAACAAGAACGATAATGATGATCCATATGAAAATATGGTAAAACGTGATTCGGAATTATGGAAAAAAGATCCTAATGAGCTAAAATAGTTAATCAGTTGGGTAATTAAATAAACTTAAATATAAATAAATTTTACTTAAGGAGAAATAGAAAATGCCTCAATTAAATTATAATATGAAACCATCAAGAGGTTTCAAAGGTATGAAAGCTGATGCACGTTTTGATCATGTAGAAGGTAGTCTTTTAGCTGCTGAAGCTATTGAAATTGGTAAAGGTGTAGTAAGGAAGATTGCTGTAAGTGCGTCAGGACTTCCAGCATATAATCAAGGTAATATTGTCTTTGATGCTGATCTTGTAGCAAGTAATACTATTGATCTTAAAATTAATGGTACATCAATTTCACAGGTTACTTATGCTACTTCTCATGCTAATACAATGGGATTAATTATTGCACAAATAATATTAAATGCTGATGTTCTTACCGCTGCTCTCGATCCAGCAGATACTAACAGTAGAACAATAAGAGTAACATTTGTAGATGGTGCAAATATTAACATCACTGAAATTACTGTAGCTGCTGGAGCAAGTCAAGCGAATGGTGTATACTTCAAAGGTGATACTGACAATGTTTACGGTTCAGATGATTTAGTAAGACTTCCAGCATTTAATCAAGGTTCTTTAGTATTCGATGCTGATCTTGTAGCAAGTAATACTATTGATATGGATGTAAATGGTACAGCTATGTCACAAGTTACATTTGCTACTTCTCATTTAAATACAATGGGATTAATTATTACAGCTCTTGAAGCTATGGATGATGTTCAAAGTGCTGCTCTTGATGCTACTGATACTAATAACAGAACTATCATTATTACAGGTGTAGATGGTACAGATATCGCAGTAACTGGAATTGTTGTAGCTGCTGGAGCAAGTCAAGCGAATGGAGCATATACAAAAGGCACAAGAGATGTACTTTATGGTATTGCTTTACATAGTTTCAGTTTAGTAGCTGATTCGGATGGAGTAGTTTCATATGCAATTAATGATCCTGTCAATATTTTACGTCAAGGTGCAGTCTATGTTTATTCAGAAACTGCTGTTTTAAGTAGTGATACTGTATATTGTAGACACGAAGTGGGAGGTAATGGTGATCTTGTAGGGCAATTTAGAAATGATTCAGATAGCGGTAAATGTTTTGCTGTTACTGGAGCTAAATTCAAAGAAAGTACTACTGCTCCAGGGATTGTAAAAGTAGAAATCAATTTTCCTTAAAAATAATAGATAATAAATAATAACAATAAATAATAATTATAAACAGATAGGAGAATAAGAAAATGCCAAAAATTGTAATAAGATCTGAAAATCTTGATGCAAATGAAGCTTTATTCTTTTCAAGAGAGCTTGAGCATATCAAAACAAAAACTTATGATATTCAATATCCTGAATACATTATAAAATCATTAGTCCCTGTTGATACTTCAGCAGGTCCAGGAGCTGAATCTGTAACATATAGACAATTTGACAGAGTAGGTCAAATGAAGGTACTTGCAAGTTATTCAGATGATGCACCGAGATCTGACGTAATGGGACAAGAATTTACATCTCCCGTTAAAAGTTTAAGAGGAGCATATGGATATAGCATACAAGATTTAAGAAATGCTATGTTTGCTAATAGACCTTTAAAAAATATGAAAGCTAAAGCTGCAAGAGAATCATATGAACAAGCTGTCAATGATTACGGCTGGTTTGCTGATGGTTCAGCAGCATATGCAGGATTAACAGGATTTTTATATAACGCAAACACTACTAAATCTCCAGCTCCTACTGGTACTTGGAGTGCTGCTACTGCTGATCAGATTATAGCAGATGTAAATTTCGCTATTAATACACCTAAAACAATTACGAAAAAAACAGAAATCATTGATACTTGTGTAATGCCTGTAGATCAAATGTCACATATTGCAACTACACCAAGATCTACTACAAGCGATACAACTATCCTTGAATTCCTTCAGAGGGTGCATAAAAGAGTAACATTTGTAGACGCTAACGAATTATCAGATTTATCTCCAGCTCCTTCTGGTGCTACAGGTCCAACTGATGTGATGATAGCATATAGAAGAGATCCAAGCAGATTAGAGTTACAAATACCTCAACCTTTTGAGCAATTTGCACCACAAGAAAGGAATCTTGCATTCGTGGTAAATACTCATGCAAGAATTGGAAATGTAATAATTTATAGACCTTTATCTGTTCATGTGGTAGAAGGTATATAAAATAATACAAAGTAAGTAAAGTAAAATATAGAATCCAGCTTATTTAATTATTAATAAGCTGGATTATCACAAAAACCTGGAGGAAATAAAAATGTCAGAAGTCTTTTCAAGAAATACTTTCACCTCAATTATAAAGGGGTGGTCAATTAATCCAGAAAATAATATAGTTCCTGTAAAAATATTAGAAGAATTAAAAACCGATAACTTTTTTAATACTCAATTAAAACTTGGTAGATATTTGATAGCAGGAACAAGCACCGATAAAAAAGATATTGGCAGCTCAAAAATAAACAGTAATAATTCAAAAATAGTAAATGAGATTCAGAACATGAAACCTACTGAAGCTAAAAAAGCCATACTTGGTGATGGTAAAGATAATCATGGTCTTTTAGATATCTGGGTATTAAAAGAATTACAGAAAAAGGATATGAGATCAGGAATTCAATCAGCTATCGAAAAACAAATTGAATTATTATTTAAACGTGAAGATGATGATAAGGATAAAGAATAATAACTATGTCAACTGTGAATGATTATATAAATACTTTATCCTCTTTTGATATAAATGATCAATCTGTAATAGATTTGATTGCATTAATGGAGAAAGAGATAGGAACTGAATATCCAACTACTGATCTAAGAAATAAAGCAGTAGCGTTACTTACAATGCATTGGCTATCTTTAACTAAAAATTCAAGTGGAAACTATAATCAAGTTGGATCTGTACAGCAAGAGAAAGAAGGTGATCTATTCAGGAAATACGGTTTTCATGGTAAAGTTGATTTCAGAGATAGTTTCCTATCTCAAACTCCATATGGTATCGCATTAATGAGCTTAAATAAAGGTTGTTTCTTTAAGCCAAAAACAAGGGCTTTTAATTGGCTGCAAACTTAATAGTAAAAGATTTTGGATGGACAAAAATTAGTAGAGAACTTAAATTGATGGATGGTTCTTACACAAAAGTTGGTTTTCCAGAGAATGCTGAGGTTAAGAAACCATCTAAAAAAATAAAAGGTGAAAAAGTAGCTACTGATATGTCAGAAATTGCTATAGTAGCTGCTTTTAATGAATTCGGTACTTCTGGAACTAAATCATCACGGAGTGGGGGATCTTCTGTAAAAATACCTCCGAGACCTTTTATGAGTACTTCTTTTGATGAAAGTATGGATGGTCTAAATAGATTAAAACAAAAACTATATATTAAAATAATTAATGGTGAAATTACTTTAAAGGTTGCTTTATCAATAATTGGTGAATATATGGTAGCTAAAACCAAGAAAAAAATAAGAGATATTAAATCTCCTCCTAATGCACCATCAACCATAAAGAAGAAAAAAAGCTCTAATCCATTAATTGATTCAGGACAAATGATTAATTCAGTAACACATGTAGAGGTTTTGAAATAATGGGATTAATACCAAGACAATCATTAACAGTAACAAGATATACCGGAGGATCTAAAGTAAACGGAAAGTGGGTAGAAGGTACACCTTCAACATTTTCTATTAATACGAGCATACAACCTCTAACATCTAAAGAGTTAGAACTTCTTCCAGAGGGTAGAAGATCATCAGGAGAAAGTTATAAATTATATACAGATTCTTCACCGATATTAAGAACTGTTTCTGATGATGAGAATCCAGATAGAGTATCTATTTCTTCTCAAGATTTTGAGGTTTTTTCAATAGAAAGATGGGAAAATTCAATAATAAATCATATTAAATATATAGTTACAAGGGTAACATCAAAATGATTAATTTTAATACTATCGACACTTTGATTTATACCTGGACCGTAACTTATTCTGGGATTACCGTAGATTGGCAAAACCAGAATTGCCCAAAAAGTGATTTACCATATATAGCTTTGAGGAGACAATCTTTAAAAGCAATAGGTCATGGTTTTATAAGTGATCCTGATGATAGCGGTATAGGTAAAATAAGCGGTGATAGAGAGATAATAGTAAATTTTCAAGCATATGGGAATAACGCTTTCGGTATGCTTGAAGATTTATGGAATGTTAGATTACTTGATTCATCTAATGAATTACTAAGAGCTGGAGGATTAACTTTAGTAGATCAGTTAGCAATATTAAATATCACTGGTTTAAATGATTTGGAATTTGAAGAAAGAGCTTCAATGGATTTATCATTTGGATTTGTTTCACAAAATGACAATGTTGATTTAGGTTTGATAGAAACAATTAATATAGAAAATAATGTAAAAGAACCAGATAAAACACAAAATTTTAATATAGATTTAACATAGGAGAATCATATGGATCTTAGTAGTATAATTGATGTAACAATCACAAGACAATCAAGTCCCACACAATCAAAAAATTTTAATGTTGCTTTAATTGTAGGTCAATATGCATCATTTTATGAAAGAGTACGATACTATAGTACTGGATCTCTTTCTGAATTAGCGAAAGATGTAAGAAAACTTGTTTTTGATGCTGATCTTGTAGCGAGTAATACTATTGATATGGATGTTAATGGGCAATCAATGGGACAAGTTACATTTGCTACTTCGCATGTTGCAACTATGGCATTGATAGTAACAGCTCTTGAATTACTTTCTACAGTTGAAAGTGTTGTAATTGATCCTAATGATGCAGACTCAAGAACGATAATAATACAAAGTGCTACAGGAGTTACTAATACTACAGTAACAAGTATAGTAGTAGCTGGAGGAGCTTCACAAGCTGAAGGAGAATATACTGATGGTACAGAATCTCCCGAATATGAAGCAGCATCAGCAATAGCTGCTCAATCTCCAAGAATCTCACAAATAGGGATAGGTAGAGAAGATTCTGGAGATGCTACAATGACCGCTACATTAAACGCAATACTTAACGAGTCTCAAGCTTTTTATGGTGTAATTACCACTGAACGTGATACTACTAAACAAACTGCTGCTGCTGCATGGTGTTTGTCAAATAAGAAAATATATGCTACCTCAAGTAGTGATTCTAATATAGTTGATCAAGCTTCAGGAGTAGATACTACATCATTAGCATATATATTTAATAATGCATCAAACGATAGAGTATCATTATTTTATAAAAGTGATGCAGCTACTAAATATACAGATGCTGCATATTTAGGTCAAATGTTGGCTTATATAGCCGGAACATGGACCGGAAACGCTAAAACTCTTGGTGGTGAATCAGTTGATGATCTTACCACTACTCAAGAAACTAATGCTCATGCTAAAAAATGTAACACCTATACGGAAATAGGTGAAGTCAATGTAGTACGTCAAGGATATGTAAGTAACGGAGAATTTACAGATATTATAGTATTTGTTGATTGGTTAGAAGCAAAAATTCAGGAAAATGTTTGGAATCTAATGGTAAATCAACAAAAGATACCTTATACTGATCAAGGTATAACTTTAGTTGAAAACGCTATAACTCAAATATTAAAGGTAGCTCAAGATAATGGAGCTATTACCCCTGACAGTTTTAATTCGCAAACTAAAGTAAGAGAAGGTGGTTTTTCAGTTACTGTTCCAGAGGTATCAGCAGTTTCCCAAGCTGATAAAACGAATAGAGTACTTAATAATGTGGAATTTACTTGCTGGTACTCTAATGCAATACATACAGTACAAATAAATGGTACATTAGTATTATAATAAAATAATTTACAAAGGAGATAAAAATGCCAGTTACAAGTAATGTAGATCCTGCAAAAATAATTATAAATTGCGGTGGTGCTAATATAAACGGTTTTGCTGATGGAACTTTTGTTAATTTTGAACTTGATGAAGATGAGTATAATACAACTACAGGAGCTGATGGTTTTGTAACACGAACAAAAACAAATAATAGATCCGGTGTTCTAACAATCACTTTATTACAATCAAGTCCATCTAATAATATACTACAAGGTTTGTATGATTTAGATAGATCTACTCCAGCAGGATCACCGTTCCCAGTTATAGTAAAAAATCTTTTGAATTTAGAATTAGTTACATCATCTGCTGCATGGGTTCAAAAATTACCAGCTATTGAGTATAGTAAAGAAATTACCAATAGAGAATGGATGATTAAAGTAGCTGATGCAATAGTAACAGTTGCTGGTAATGCAATTTTTCAAGGATAAGTTGAATAATTAATTACTAAAATAAATTAACTAACTATGGAGGTAGTTATGGGACAATTTAAAACAAAAGAAAAAATGTTAACAGATAGTGAAGGTAAAAGAGTACCTATAAAAGTTACTCTTTTTACTGGTAGCTATGGAATAGAACTTCTATCAAAAATCATATCTAAAATTTCCCCAGCTTTACTAAATTCAATAGATGCTAAAGGAAAAAAATTAGGAGATATAAACATAGACTTTAAAGAAATATCAAATAATATGGTTAACGGTTTTTCTGATGGATCTATATTGAATCTTTTAAAAGAAATAGTAAGCTCATCCAATCTTGATAATGTAGATTTAAGCTCTGATGGTGGTTTTGATATTGCTTTTTGTGGGGAGTATGGTTTATTAATTGATTCTATCACTTTTATATTGGAGGCAAACTATAAAAGTTTTTTAGCAGGAAACGCTATGAAAGCACTAAAGAAAAAAGTAAAAATGATGATTCCGAAAATATTAGAAATGTTAGAAAAATTTTCTCCAGAGTCGATGAAAAAATAAAACAAAAATTAATGATTTGGAGATTAGTTCCTAAAATGGGATCTTATCACGAAATAGAAACTTACTGGACATTTGAGGATATTATGGAAGCAAATGAAGTACTTGACATAAAAGAAGATATTGAGAGAATTATGTTACCGAAAAAGAAGGAGTGAGAAAATGACTACATTAATAGTGGGTTTAGTTTGTATTATAATGGGAGCATTATTAACCTTCTTCATCACCACACTATCACAAAGAAATTTATTTAATAAAATAGCTAAAGATATTACAAATGTTCATGAAAGAATTCATCATAATATACCGATAAAGAAAGCAATAATAGAACATGAATCAAAATGTCAAGCACATAAAGAAATATCATCAATAAAATCAGCTTTAATATTTCTTGTAGTTAAGCAAGGTGGAAACATTAAAGATTTAGGATTGTAAATGATAGTTAGAGAATTTGTAAACCTTATAGGGTTCAAGATAAATGAATCACAGTTTAGATCTGCTGAAGCAAGAGTAAATTCTCTTCATAGAAAAATGGAGAATTTTGGAAGAAAAGCAACATTATTTTTAACAGCTCCGTTTATTGGTTTAAATGTATGGTTAGCTAAAACTGTATCAGAATTTGAACAATTAGATGTAGCTTTTACTACAATGTTAGGTAGTACAGAAAAAGCTGATGAATTAGTAAGAAATATGTTAAATTTTGCAGCAAAAACACCATTTGAAATAAAAGAAATTGGACCTACTGTAAAGAATCTCATAGCAGTAGGAATAGGAGCAGATAATGTACTTGATACATTAAAATCACTTGGTGATGTAGCTGCTGGAGTATCTCAACCAGTAGGTAGGATAGCCTATAATTTCGGTCAAATAAAAGCACAAACGAAAGCTACAGCAAGGGATTTAAAAGATTTTGCGGTAATGGGTATACCGATATATGATGAGTTAGCTAAAATGCTTGGTAAAACTAATGCTGAAATAATGGATATGACATCAAAAGGTTTAATAAAATTCGATCTTGTGGATCAAGCATTTAAGAAAATGACTTCTTCGGGTGGAAAATTTGATAACCTAATGGTAAAACAGTCTAAAACTGTAGGTGGTATGTGGTCTAATTTTATTGATTTAATAACGTTGACGGTTAAGGATTATGAAAAAGAATTAATCCCAATGTTTAAAGGTATAATAAAATTCTTAATAAAATTATTAGATTTATTCAAAAATGGTTTATCTCCTACCATGAAAAGAACGCTTTTTGTATTAGCTGGATTAACAGCAGTAATAGGACCGTTAATTCTTGCATTTACATTGCTGGTTAATATAGGTATGGCTGTAAGAACTGCTTTACTTGCTGTTTCTGCTGCTGCAAGAGTAGCTAATATGTCAACATCTTTATTCTTGTTAAAATTTGCTTTAATGGGAGTAGCTTTAGTAGGTTCAATAGCTCTTGCAATAGCTTTATTTGAAGATATTACAATATACTTAAAAGGAGGTAATTCATTAATAGGTAGGATAATTAATAGATTTAATGAGTTAAATAATAAATTAAAATCAATGGGATCATTTACTTTAAACCAAGTAAAGAATGTATTAAAATCATTAGATAATTTATTACAATCACAAATAGATTTTTGGGTAGGTCTATTTATGGGTAAATGGAAATTTGCTCTTGAAAGTTTAAAAAATATATTTATTAATGCATTTAAAACTATAGGTAATATATTAGGAGTAGCTATACAGCCAATATTGGACTTAATTAATATAATTTCTGGAAGTAAACTTGATGTATCAAAAGTAGGTAGTGGTATATCATCAATGAGAAAAGTTACATCTAATAGTTTTGATCCTAAAAAATTTGCTGGAATGAGTGGTTTCCAGGCAGCATCTACAAGTTTTAAAACTAATGTTAACCTAACTTTACCGAATAATCCTACACAAGATCAAATGGATAAAGTAAGTAGTAGTGTACAAAGTACAATAGATGAAGCAATAAGTAAAGCATCAAGAAACCTTGTTTTAGCTTACCCAGAGGTAGAATAAAGTATGCTTAATATATTAACAAATAGACATGATCAATCTAAAATAGGAAGTTTAGTAGTTGAAGTAATCACAGAAGAAAATCATGAATATAAAAATGATGTTACTATGTACCCAGTGGAGGCAGGTTTTGAAATTACAGATCATGTACATAGGAACCCAGAAGAATACACAATGACTGGTATAATATCAGATACTCCTTTACCTCAAAATACAGGTAATCTTACTGAATTCATAAAAGGTATGGGAGAGAACAGAACACAAGTAGCTCTTGAAAAATTATTATCAATAGTAGGTAGAACACTACCAAAACAGGAAAAAAATTTAGGTGTTGAGGAAAGAGGTTTAACTACTACTGATACATTGATAACCCCAGAAAGAACTGAAAGTCCTAAAATAATTGATATAGTAAGTGGATTAAGAATATATACAAATATGATATGTACATCACTATCAATACCGAGGAATTCAACCACTGGAAGAAGTTTAAGGTTTTCCGCATCATTCCGAAAAATATACACAATAGAATCAAATATAATATCAATTGATAAAACAGATGATTTAAATGGTAAAGCACCAAGAGTAGATAATCAAGCACCAAAAACAAAAGATACAGGAGTACAAACAACTTCTCAACCAAAAAGTGCTTTAGCTTCAATTTGGGATGGAATAAGGGGTAGATAATGCCAGTAATAATACCTATTAAAAATTTACCATCATTTACTGAAGAAGTTACTTTGGATGATACACCTTATATTCTAAGATTTGATTATAATGCAAGAGGTGAAGATTGGTATATAACATTTATAGATAGGAACGAGAATATAATAGCTTCAGGTATAAAATTATTATTACATTATGAGTTAATTCATGATTATCCAGATATAGGTTTACCAAAAGGGGAATTGTGGGTATTTGATAGTACTGATGATACTTCTAATCCAGGAAGAGAAGATTTTAATAATGAAAGATTAAGTTTAGTTTATTATACAGAAGATGAATTATGAAAATTAATAGAATAGTAAGAGCTAAAATAGGAGTACCTGGAAAAACTGGATCTGAATTTACAGGTTTAAAAATGTCCTTTAAAGTTGATAAATCAGAAAGCTCAGATTCTAATACATGTAGTTTCAGTATTTTTAACCTTAATACCGATTCAAGAAATAAAATAAATGTTGAGGATGCTGTTTTATATTTATATGCTGGTTATTTAAACGATGTGGGAGATGAATTAATATTTACTGGAGATATAAGTTTGATTAGTACATCAATAGAAAGACCAAATATAATTACTAAAATAGAAGCTAAAGATGGAGAGAAAAAGCTAAATGATACTAAATTATCAGTATCATTTAAAGAAGGAGCATCAATAGCTCAAGTAGTGCAAAAAGCTTTCGATAAATTAAATTTACCAATAAAAACAAAATCATTACTTGATCCATTAAAAAATATAAAATTTAATAATGGTAGTGCATTTATGGGTAAGGCTAAAAATCTACTTGATATATTATTTGCTGGTGTTGGAATGGACTGGTCAATACAAAATGGTGAAATAAAATTTTATTATAGTAATAATACTGATAATTCTTTTGCAGTAGTATTAGACTCCTCCTCATTAGTAGGTAGTCCTGAAAGAATTAAAATAAAAAAAAGTAAGAAAGATTCTTCTCCAGAGGTAGACGGGTGGAAGTTTACTTCTTTATTATCACCGAAAGTGGAACCTGGAGGTACTGTAATAGTTACAAGTAGAGAGATACCAGAAAGAAGTAATTTTAAAGTTTTAAATGTAGAACATAATGGAGATTCATTTGAAGGTGAATTTTTAACAAGAATTGAAGCGATACAAATATGAGTAATACAAGTAATGTAACTTTTCCTGAAGCAATAAGAATAGCTGTGCAGAATTTTATAGCTGATGTAAATGTATGTTTACCTGGAAAGATAATAAAAATACTTGATGCTAAAAAACGTAAAATTTCAGTACAACCTGAAATTAAAAGAGTATATCTTGATAATACCGAACTTGAACCTCCTATTATTGAAAATGTACCATTAAAATATACTGGTAGTAGTGAATCTATATTACATTTTCCTATAAAAACAGGAGATAAAGTAATAATAATATTTTCTCAAAGATCACTTGATAATTGGCTATCTGATGATAAGTTAACTACTCCAGGTAAAAGAAGAATGTTTGATATAACTGATGCAATAGCAATACCTGGAATACAATCATTTAAAGATGATCATCCTTTGATTGATAATGAAAATGATTTAGTTTTAAGAACTACTAATCATGATTTACATATAGATACAACAGCAAAAAAGGTAGTTATAAATAATGATGTTGAGGATTTAGCTACATTAATGAAGGATTTACTTAATGAAATAATAGCTATTCAAACTGTAGGTAGTCCACCACAACATGTATTAAGTCCTACATCTATTACTAATTTTACAGCTATTAAAACAAGAATAGCATTACTTTTACAGGAAAATTAATAATGGCAGTAGTAAAAGCAACAATAAAAGCAGAATTATTAGCTCTTTATGATCAATGTGATACAGGAGTTGGTATTGATAAAGATACTTTTGCAGACGGTTTAGCAGATGTTATCAAAAATGCTATACTTTCAGCAACTGTTAATACTACTCTTACTCCAGGAAGCGCAACTGCTACAGATCCTATAAGTGGGCCTTTACCAGTAGTAGGAGGAGCATCCACAGGAGGATTAACTTAATGTTAGATTTAAAACTTGATTCTACACATGATATAGATTTAAGTTCTTATGGTCTTAAATTAATAAATGATCTTGATAGACTTGAACAGAAAATTAAGATTGTTCTATTATTCTTTTTTGCTGAATGGTTTTTAGATACTACAATAGGGATCAAATATCATGAAGTAATTTTTGTAGCAAATCCAAATTTAACATTAATAGATAGTTTATTTAAAGCTGCAATTCTTGAAATTGATGAAATACAAGAATTAGTTGCTTATGATTCAGTATTTGATAAGACAAATAGAAGTTTTTCATTGACATTCACAGTAAAATCAAATATAGGACAATTAACAACTACACAGGATATAATATTATGAGTTTTGGTATTCTTTCAACAGGATTTTCAATTAAAAGATTATCTGATATACTTGATGAAATAGAGGAAGCACAAAAAGCAGCTTTTGGAGTAGTAGATACAAGTTCAGAATCAGTATTAGGTCAACTTAATGGCGTTTTTGCTAATCAAGCTGCTGAAGTATGGGAACAGTTACAAAAATCATATGATGCTGCATCTCCTAACCTTGCTGACGGTCTAACATTAGATTATAATGTAGCTCTTAATAGAATTACACGACTTGCATCATTAGCAACTGAAGTTGAAGTAGGATTAAAAGGAACTAATGGAACTATTGTAACTCAAGGAACACAAGTAAGCTCTAATACTGATGGATCTATATTTCAGCTAAAACAAGATACAACAATAACACCATTAACACAAGTAAAGATAGTAGTAGCTGTAAAAAATGTGGTCAATAGTACTTTATATACGATAACTATTAATACTACTAACTATACATACACTTCAGATAGTAGTGCAACTGCTGATGAAATAGCAACTGGACTTGTAGCAGATATCACAGCGGATTCAGGAGCAGCAGTAACAGCTCAAAATATTGGTAATGGTGTAATAATGATCACTACAAAATCATTATCATTTGATACTGCTTATGATTCTAATTTAGAACACTATACTATCAGTGATTTTGAATCTGTAGAACTTGGTGAAATATTAGCTGTATCAGATACATTAACAGTTATAGAAACTCCATTAGTAGGATTAGATGTGGTAAATAATTTTGAAGATGGTATAAAAGGAAGAGAACCAGAAACTGATACTGAACTTAGAATAAGAAGATTACAAAGTCTACAGATTACCGGAGCTGGTACACTTCCTGCAATGGTAGCAAGAATACTTAATGATGTAGATAATGTAACAGTTGTAAAAGGTTTTGAAAATAGAACTGATGTTGTAGATGGTGACGGAAGACCAGCTCATTCTCTTGAAATAGTAATAGTGGGAGGAGATGAAATAGAAATAGCTCAAAAAATATGGGATACTAAACCAGCAGGGATACAAACATATGGTAATGATTTTAGAGATATAACAGATGATAATGGTGATACTCAAAGAATGTATTTTTCGAGACCTGTGAATCAATATGCATGGTTAATAGCAAATATTACTCTATACAGCGAAGAAACTTTCCCCAGTGATGGAGTAGATCAAATAAAAGAAAAAATACTTGAATATGGGGACTCTTTAGATATAGGAGAGGATATAATTCCAGGTAGATTCTATGTTCCGATTTATGAGGTTCCTGGAGTAGATACTATAGTAATTACTATAGCTATAACAGCTACAGAAATGGGTACACCTTCATATGGTAGTACTAAAATATCTATAGATTCTGATGAAATATCAGTATGGGCTTTAACAAGAATAACAGTTAATGTAATTTAATAAACAATAAAGAAAGGAAAAACAACAATGTCTAATTATCACATACTTTCATCTAATATCCATTTATCAATTGTTGATGTAGCTTTTCATATACCAGTACCAGATGAAAATAATTCAGCAAATGTTAATCTTAGATTAGCTGTAAAATATAAATATCAATATAATAAAACTGATAATTTTTCATCAGTACCTAATTTAGAAATTGATTTCCCAACAGAATATAGTGATATACAAAATGGTATCATATATGAGAAATTTGAATCATATCAATTTTCTAATGCTAATTTAACTTTACCACAAAAGAGAAATGAAATTGATAATAAATATACTGAATATGCTACTTCAATAGTAGATTATTTAAGAGAAATTTTAAAGTATTATCGTTTAGATAGAAATGTCCCTTAAAGGAGGTAAAAATGTCTTTTCCTGAAAATGTAACAATTATTAATGATAATAGACCATCAGAAGAATTATATAAAACTTCTGGTGAATATGTTGGAAGTGATGATATAATAGCAGCTACTGAAAAGTACTCTAACAATATATTAATTAAAAATGAAGGTAGTCAAGCTAAAGTAACTATAAGATATAAACCTGTAAGTGGTACAGTAGATGCTTTAGAAATGTATCTCTACGATAGAATTGATGATAATATTTGGGAAGATATAGAAAAATCTATTTATTCTGATACATTAGAAAAATCAGCTACTGAAATACTATTTACCTATACCATAAGATATAGTACTCATGGAGCTGGTTATTATAGATTTGGTTTCAAATCTGCTGGAGGTACTACAAGTTATAATTTGTTAATTACTGTAAAGTATAGTCAGAGTGAACTTTTTGGTAGTTAAAAAAGGATTATAAAATGATTATATCAAATCAAAAACCTAATATAGATGCTGTTTTAAATGATCAACATGAACATTCAAAAGGTTTACAAGCTTCTTATTTATTTAATCAAAAAGGTGAAAAGGTTTTTGATTATACAAAAAATAAAAATGAATTATCTGTTGTAAATGCATCTTATGTTGCTGATGGGTTACAATTTGATGCTAACGGAGAGTACACTTTGCTTGATAACACTAATCAAATTGTAAATTCTGAAGCCGGAACTATTGTAATGTGGTTTAAAAGTCTAAGTGCTATTAATGATAGTGTAATAAGAGGTTTATTTGGATATAGA